GTAAAGCACGCAAAAAAAGCTGGAATGAAAGCTAAAATTCATACTATGAAAGGACCGGGTGGAGGTAATCCAGTTGTGCACCTTGGACATAAAGATACAAATCATATGCATAAATTCATAAAAAAGCATTATGATGATTCATATGAAAAGTCTGATTTAAATATTCATAAAATGTAAGGAAATAAAAATGGCTATATCACCACCAAATTTTCAAAAAGATGCTATACCAACTCCAGCTGGTTGGAGACATCCAAGGACTAATGAATTATTAGTTTCAAGAAAATTAACTGCAGATGAAATTAACGAGTACTATGGAATAAAACCAGAAGTTACAATGTTAAAAGAATCACCAACAACTTTTGAAGAAGCTGTTGAAGAGTTAATAACTGAAGACGATCTCTCATCAAAAACCAAATTAGAATTAGAAGCTATTGGTAGAGAACACGGTATAGAACTTGATAGAAGAAAAAATAAAGCTGATTTGATTGAGGAATTAAAAGAAGTTATTTAGTCTTAATATATAACTATATGTTGAGATTTAAAGAACTAAATGAAAAGAACTTATTGTTGTACGCAGCAAAGCACTACAGCAATCCTAAGTTTTCTGATATTGATGATTTTCATGAAGATTTGAAAAGATTTAAATATGTTAAGAGATTATTAAATCGTTATATTGAAAGCGATGAATTATCTGAAAGACTAATTTTAAATCATTTAATTGTTATCTTTAATATGTTTGGTATTGAAGCTGCTTTAAATATTTTGGATTTAAAACTTGAAGATAAACATTGGCCGGTAATAAAACCATTTTTAATATTTTTAAATTATATTAGAAATGATCAATATACTGGAATTACAATGGACCCTACAGTGGTGGAAGCACTAAGGAAGATTTAATGGGATTAATTAAAAGAGCAGCCGATTTAGCATATACATTTCGATTCATACGTATGATGGCTATGGATTGGAAAGATTGGGATGCATATAAATTAGGTATCATTGATGAAAACGGTAAAAGAAAAAGAGACGTGAAATTGGATAACGATGAAAAAAAGTCTGCTTATACTCCTTTTGTTCGCCTTGCCGCTAACCTCAAAAGGCTCGTTGCAAAAGTTCCAGGAGGTGGAAGTAAACTCGGATCTTTTGCGTCCGCGCTCTTTCTCATTAAAGAAAAAGTCGGTGAAAAAGGAATAAGAACTATATGTAAAGAAATGGACATAGATGTTTTAGATTTTTTAAATGAAAAGAATGAATGGTTCTTATTAGATGAAAAACAACTATCGCCAGGAATATACAAAGTTAGAAATCCAAAACTCCTTAATGGCTCGTGTGCAGAAATGGTTTGGCCGAAAGATCAAGTAAGAGTTCAAGATGAATGCTTTCCAATAGGCGATGTATTTGGTGTGGATATATATGAAGCAACTCATGTTAATACGGACAAACAAGTTTACATTACAGCCAGCGAGTTAATACGATGAGAGTTGCAGGTAGACAAAAAGGAGCAAAGGTAAAAGCATATACACACGTTGTAGTGAATCCTAATGCACCAAAGTCGAGATATACATTTAGTATGCATAGTTCTGAATCAGGTGCTAAAGCTGCTGCTAAAAAATATTCACCATTAGTAGGCGATGATTTAAAAGTAGTAAAGCAATCTGGTAAGAGTCCAAGTACTGATATGTTTGAAGCTACCAAAAGAATACCAAGAAAAAAAGGTCAACCAGCCAATAGTAAAAAACACAGTGACTTATATACAGATGAGAATCCAAAAGGTACGATTCACGGTTTGAAGTTTGCTACAGTCGATGATGCAAAGGCATCAGTCGCTAAAATTAAAAAGTCAGGTAGAAAGCATGCTCACCAAATTCAAGCTGCAATTGCAATGGAACAAAGAGCCCGTGTCATGGGTAAAGCCGGACCAGCTGCTGTTTACCGAGCTTTTATTAATTCTATGAAGAAGAAGACTAAAGCTATGCAAAAAGAAGATATACAAGAAAAAAATAGAGGACTATGGTATAATATTCATATGAAAAGAAAACGTGGCGAAAGAATGAGAAAGAAAGGTGAGAAAGGTGCACCATCACCAGAAAACATGAGAGCAGCACAAGCTGCAAGTGAAGATGTGCCTTCAACAAGCACTGCATCAATTCCAAATCCCGCCACAACAGCCATGGGTCCAAACTATGTCCATGATAGAAGAAGACGTAAAGATAAGTTTCCTGTATTATTAAAAAGATTTAGGAAATATATCGAAGATAATCATGGCTAGGATTTACATATTAATATTCGTCATTGGTATCATTGGCGTTATAGGTTATGGCGCAAAGTATTATTATGATACTACTCAGAACAGAATAGAAGTTCTCACAAAAAATAACGCTACACTTAAAGCGGCAGTTGAAACATCTGAAAAAAGTATTACTGCATTAAAAGGTAATATCCAAAAGATGGCCGACTTAAATAACAAACTGCAAGTTAAGTTACAAAAAGCAGAGTCATATAAAGATGAACTAAGAGCAAAGTTAACTAAATTAAATTTAGTAGTTGAAGCTTTAAAAGATTCGAAAGTATTAGAAGGAAAGATGAATGGCGCAAGTGCAAAACTATGGCGTGGAATTATGGAAGAGTCTGGTAATACTAATAAGCTTGATAACCCTAGCTGGTTGCAGCGGCCTGAAAATGGAGCCGGAAATCAAGACGGTAACAAAGATCGAAAAGATAACAGTACCAATAGTAGCGAGACCAAAGCCACTACAACTCAATGATACACGAGTATTTGTAGTTACAAAAGATAACTATGATGAGTTCGTAAAAGAATTTACAGAAGTATACGGCGAACTAGCATTCGTTGCACTAAGTATGAGAGATTATGAATTGCTTGCTTTAAATATTGCAGAGATACGTAGATATTTAAATCAACAAAAAGAAGTAATAGTTTATTATGAAAACGCTGTAAAACAGGAGAAGAAGTAATGGAATTTATAATAGATCAACTCGTCACTTGGTGGCAGTTCACTGTCGTTGGTGTACTAATTATTATCGGATTTATAGTTAACATGTTTGGTGTTGATTGTGATGATGTCATTATTGGATTTGAATATAAAGAAATGCCAAAGCTACAACCTATAGCAATACCTACAGCAGGTAAAGGTTTTTGGGGAGCAATATGGATGTGGTTGACAGGTGTACGCACTTGGAAAGTCGCAGAAGATTGGCTTTTTAGAATTGAAGGAGATTGGTATGTCATTCCAGCAGGATTTGTATTTGATGGAGCATCAATACCAAAATTCTTACATACATGGTTATCACCAACAGGTGTGTTATTAATGGGCGGATTGGTACATGATTATGCATACAAATATGCAACATTATTAAAGAAAAATAAAAAGAAAACTATCGGTAATATCACTCAGAAAAAAGCAGATCTAATATTCCGTGATATAAATATCGAGCAGAATGGATTTCACTTATTAAATAAATTAGCTTATTGGGCTTTAAGGATAGGTGGATTCGTTGCATGGAATGGACACAGAAAAATAAACGCAAAAATAAAACTAGGAGAATAGAATGAAAGCAGGCGATCATTTATTATTGGCAGCTAAGAAACAAGCTGAAGGACAACTTGAAGTACATAAAGCTAACATTAAAGTATACCAAACCATGCCGGCCGGCATAGGTGAGCACAGTGATGTAACCGAAGCAGTTATTGCAGAACTTGATAAAATGTCTGCAGCACATGATAGAATTGAAATGATAGAAAAATATTTTTCAAAAAATGATTAAAAAGTCCTTTACAAAGATTCATTTTTAATATATAATAGATACAAATAATCAAAAAGGTAAGAGGTAAACGAGATGCAACAATTTGTTGACACAAGGAATTTTTTGTCTCAGACTAAGTTTTACGAAGGCTACTCAAGATTTAAAGAGAGCGAAGGAAGATATGAAACTTGGGATGAGGCTGTTGATCGTGTTATTGATATGCACGAACAAAATTATATTACTAACAATAATAAACTACAACCATTTATAGAAGAAGCTCGTACGGCGTATAAAGAACAACGTGTTCTTGGTGCTCAACGTGCTTTACAGTTTGGTGGTGATCAATTAATGAAACACCAGATGAGAATGTACAATTGTACATCTTCGTATATCAATAGGCCGGAGTTTTTTGGCGAGGTATTTTATATCTTGTTATGTGGTGCAGGTGCAGGTTTCTCTGTACAAAAACATCATATCAAAAAATTACCAAAAATTCAAAATAGAACTAAACAAGCGAAAGGTTATATAGTTGAAGACTCAATTGAAGGTTGGGCTTCAGCACTAGACATTTTAATGTCATCTTTTTTCGTTGGTGGTGGTAAATATCCAGACTACGAAGGAAGAAGAGTTTTCTTTGATTTATCGCAAATAAGACCGAAAGGCGCTAAGATATCTGGTGGCTTTAAAGCACCAGGGCCAGAAGGCTTACGTAAATCACTCGATAAAATAGAACATTTACTTCAAGGTATTGTATTAGATTCCAAAGAACCAATACATTTGAAACCTATAAACGCATATGATATTACAATGCATGCAGCAGATGCAGTATTATCAGGTGGCGTACGTAGGTCAGCAACAATTTGTCTTTTCTCACCAGATGATGAAGAGATGATGAATGCTAAAACTGGAAATTGGTTTATGGATAATCCTCAAAGAGGAAGGTCTAATAACTCTGCAGTTATTGTAAGAGATAAGACCACACCAGAAGAGTTTGGCAAGATCATGGAATCAGTCAAGCAATTTGGTGAACCCGGATTCGTTTTCGTTGAGTCTACAGAACATACTACAAATCCATGTGTTGAGATCGGTATGTTCCCGCAGATTAATAAAAAGTCAGGTTGGCAAGGTTGTAACCTAACTGAAATCAATGGAGGCAAATGCAATACCGAGGAAGACTTTTATAAGGCATGTCGAGCGGCGTCTATCCTCGGTACCCTACAAGCAGGGTACACAGACTTCAAGTTTTTAACTGATACATCAAAACTTATTTTTGATAGAGAAGCTTTACTTGGAGTTTCAATTACAGGATGGATGAACAATCCAGATATTCTTTTCAATGAAAAGATACTTGAAAAAGGTGCAAATATAGTTAAAGAAGTTAATAGAGAAGTTGCTCAAATAATAGGTATTAATGCAGCAGCAAGAACTACTTGTGTAAAACCAAGTGGTAATGCATCTGTGTTATTACAAACTGCATCTGGTATTCATGCCGAACACTCTAATATGTACATAAGAAATGTGCAGATGAATAAAGAATCAGAAATTACTCAAGCAATCATGAAGACTAATCCTTACATGGTTGAAGAATCAGTATGGTCATCAACAGGCACTGATGTAGTTGTTTCTTTTCCAATACTACCTAAGAAAGGTTCAATGTATAAAGATGATCTGTTAGGTATTAAACACCTTGAACTCGTTAAGAAAGCTCAAAAGCATTGGGTTGAAACTGGCACCAATGAAGATCTTTGTGCCGATAAAGGTATAAGACATAACGTGTCAAATACTATTATTGTAGATGATTGGGATAATGTAGAAAAATATGTTTATGAAAATCGTGATGCATTTGCAGGTATTTCATTCTTAGCAATGACTGGTGATAAAGACTACAACCAAGCACCTAATACTGGTGTTATCGATTCTAAAACTATGGTTAAGAAATATGGTGATGCATCTATATTTGCATCAGGTTTAGTAGTGGATGCACTTAAAGTATTTCCAAATTTATGGGATGCATGTTCAACTGCTCAAGGTTTTGGTTTAGACTTATCAGTAGAGTCTTCAGAAAATTCTGCAAGAAAAGACTGGGTACGTAGGTTTGAAAACTTTGCAAATAACTATTGTGATGGCGACACTAAAGTATCTGAAGGTTGTTTGAAAGATGCATACTTATTACATAAATGGAAAAAGATTCAATCAAACTTAAAGCAGATTGATTGGAAAGAAGATATAAGAGAAAAGAAGTATACTGATGTTGATACACTCGCTGCAGCCGCCTGTGCAGGTGGCGCCTGTGAAATCGATTTCTAAAGTCGTTTCACCTTGCATAAAAGTATGTACGCTGCAAGATAATTTTTGCATAGGCTGCGGTAGGTCAACACACGAAATAGCGGAATGGTCAAAAGCTACCATCGAAAGAAAGAAGGAAATTCTTGAAGTACTACCAAATAGATTGCGAAGAATGCGATGAAACTACGTATGTGGGATCGTATGAAAAACCTACTTACTGTTCGGTCTGTGGCAGAAGAGCCGAGCCCGAAGAAGTTGAATCCATGGAAAAGGATTAACAGCGATAAGATGACGGACGTTGAAAAGATGGATAAAGGTTTCAACGGTAAGACTTATAGTATAAACGGTATAGACGTAGACTTTTAATGGCAAAGAAAAAATTTAAAAATCCTGTAGTTAATTGGATAGATCATAGACTCGGCATATTTTCGTTTATGAATCATGAATTAACTGAATATCCAACACCAAAAAATTTAAATTATTTTTGGAACTTTGGTTCTTTAGCAGGTATAACTCTTGTAATAATGATTATTACGGGTATCGTGTTAAGTATGCACTACACTGCACACGTTGATTATGCATTTGATTCAGTTGAAAGAATTATGAGAGATGTTAATCACGGGTGGTTGATACGATACATTCATATGAATGGTGCAAGTTTCTTTTTCATAGTAACCTATATACACATATTCCGTGGGCTGTACTACGGGTCATATAAGGCGCCGCGTGAACTTCTTTGGATTCTTGGTGTTTTTATATTATTGTTAATGATGGCAACTGCTTTTATGGGTTATGTATTACCATGGGGACAAATGAGTTTCTGGGGTGCAACGGTGATAACTAATTTATTTAGTGCAATACCATTGATAGGTGAACAATTCGTTACATGGCTTTGGGGCGGATTCAGTGTTGATAACGCGTTACTTAACAGATTCTTTAGTTTACATTTTGTATTACCATTTGTGATAGTTGGAACTGTGATTCTACACTTAGTTGCATTACATCGATTTGGTTCAAATAATCCTATAGGTATTGACGTGAAAGGTACACAAGACACTATACCTTTTCATCCTTATTATACAATAAAAGATTTATTTGGATTAGGTATATTCTTGACATTTTTTGCCGCAGCAGTGTTTTTCTTTCCAAATTTTATGGGACATCCTGATAACTATATTGAAGCCAATCCTATGGTGACACCTGCTCATATTGTACCTGAATGGTACTTCTTACCTTTCTATGCAATATTACGTGCTATACCTGATAAATTAGGTGGTGTTATTGCAATGTTTGGTGCAATAGCAGTATTGTTTATATTGCCGTGGTTAGATAGACAACCAATAAGAAGTAGTAACTTTAGACCATTATACAAAATATTCTTTTGGATATTATTTCTTGATTGTATTGCGCTAGGATATCTAGGTGCTATGCCTGCCGAAGGTTGGTATGTTTTTGCTAGTAGAGTGTGTACAGCATATTACTTTTTTCATTTTTTAATTTTATTACCATTGCTTCCAAAATTTGAACCTACGAAACCTTTACCTATTGGAATAGATACGCCAATACTTCAAGCAACGAGTCCACTTATTCTAAAAGGTGCAGTTAATAAAAAAGAATAAATAATTAAATGTGGTACTATAATAATGAATTATTCGAGTTAACACCAGAGGAATACCAAGGTTTTGTATATCAACTTACCGAAATTAATACCAACAAAAAGTATATTGGAAAGAAGAACTTCTGGAAACCTAAAGTTCTCCCCATCAATAAAACACGTAAGAGACGTGTACGAACGCGTATTGAATCAAACTGGAAAGAGTATTACAGCTCATCAAATGAAGTATGCCAGCTTGTGGAACAATACGGAAGAGAAAGATTTAAACGTGAAATATTAAAACTCTGTAAAACAAAAGGCGAAATGTCTTACTATGAAGCCAAGCTTCAATTCGACCACAACGTATTGTTTAGAGATGATTACTACAACAACTTTATAGGTTGTAGAATACATGCAAAACATTTAACAAGTTAATCACTTTTTCCTTTACATTTAGGTAAAAGTGTGGTAGAATTAATATAATAGAAAAGGAGTTTTAATATGCCAAAGAAAAAATCAAATATAATCGATTTTAAAAAAGCATCAGCAAAAAAATTTAATGACGAAAATGAAATAGTCTTTACCGTTGAAGATAAAGATTATCAGCTAGGTGAAATGGTTCATCAGGCTCATAACGATAACGGTATTGAATTTATATTTCAATTGGAGGAATGTGACGATGACGAGCCAACCGTTCACTGAAGTTGACTTGCTAAAGAAGCAGTTAGCCGAAGAAACTAAAGAGAAGTATACTCTATATAAGCGTGTTAAAGAATTAACCGAAGAACTTGAAGCGTGCAAAAATAGAAGTATCTTTAATTGGAATAAAAGTCCAGAATTAGCACCTAATTCTGGACCAGATGAAATACAAAGGAATAGGACTTAGTTAATATGTTAATCACTTTTTTTCAAATAAGTGCATTTTTTCCTTTACATTTACGAAAAACTGTGGTAGAATATATCTATAATGGAAAAAGAATTGATTAAAATAATGGAGAAATATAATGACATAGCGAAAGCAACCACCAAGTTATGTGATGGAAAAGTTGCATTAGGCAGAAGTAGAAGCATAGCGGGATTTACAGGTACGGAACTACCCAGGGAATCATCGGTGGAGTATAAAACGTTCCCTAGCCTTACCATGGGGCGGACCCATCGGTCGGTAAGGTTAGATGTCATGATCGCCGCCCCACAGAATTTGGAGGCCGTATATGCCTAGTCCATCCGAAATACAATCAATGCTACCACTATTTCTTCAACTCCTCTTCTTCGCGGTAGCTGGTGCATTGATTGTAGGTGTATTCTTTTCCATAGTTGGTTTCTTTTATCGTAATGCTATAGTAATAATATTAGTAGTTGCATTACTATTTGGAGTCAACTATGGCTATGTTGATTTAACAAATTTATTTGGAGCTATAAAATGACAATGCATTTAATGCCAGTTTACTACAATAACAATAACAGTAAAAAAAGAAAGAAGCCTTTTCGTAAAGCAGGCTGGCAAAAAGCTCAAGCTGAACACGATAAGTGGTTAATGGATAGAGGTGTACATCCATCTCAATTAAAGAATAAAGTAAAGAATTCAGGAATCAAAGCTCCTAACTATAAGGAGCATTCACGAGCTCTACCAACAAGTGACTACACCGGTCCTGTTGTTGGTAAGTCCAAACAAAATACTTACACTGGTACTTTCATCACAGGCATTGCTACTATGCATAAATCAAACATGGTACCTGTAAGTAAAAATGCAGATGCTAAAGAATACGCAACCATGAGGAGAAACTAATTAATATGTTAATCACTTTTTCCTTTACATTTGCTAAAAACTGTGGTAGAATATATCTATAATAAAAAATCGGGAGTTTATATTATGTTTAATTATGATACAATCATCAAACAACTTGAAGCAATGTCACCAATTCACCAAGATGAATTTGCTCAAAAGCTGATTGAGAAGAATAGTGGATTGGCTGCTGCCATATCTACTAAAATTAATATTGCTCATCAGGATAAGTATTACACCGATACTGAAGCAATGGAACAATCTCTTAAATCAAGAGGTTATGCTTAATGAAAAATCCTGTAGCAAAATACTTGATGTGTGCATTTGCATACTACGAGTTAGATAAGCAGCTTATTCAGGATCATGAATTTGATGCATTAGCAAAATATATCTTAGAAAATTGGGATGCCATCGATCATCCACATAAACATCTACTCACCAAAGATATGTTAACAGCGGGTACTTACTTAGGTGAATATCCAAATATTGTAAAAGGCGCAGTCGCAGATTATATAAGGGAGAATAAAATATGAGTTTGACAGCATTAAAAGGTAAGAAAACCAAAAAGAAAGTTTTAAGAGCAAGAGCTCGTACAGGTTTAGCTGGTATTCCAGTTGACAAAGGTTTCAACGCAGTAAAGGACTACTTCCATTTACAGGTTGATAAAAAAGATTGTGTAAGTCAAGTTAAGACATGGGTTAAGAAAAACTTTCCTCAACCAGCTAAATACATTTTAGCAAATCCAGAATATCATTTTTCAATGACACATCATGCAGCTACTGCATTCTGGTATAATAATGACTTATATAAAAATAATGATGCAGATGGTAATACTGCTAAAGAATTTTTAAATAATTTATTTGATAAGATGATACCTTTAATTGAAAAAGGTAAAGTCATATATGAAGAAAAACAAAAAGCAAATAATATTGTTTCAATATCACCAGCCGTAAAGTTAATGAGAAAAATTAACAATACGATTATGCAAGAATTACTTGATCTAGAAGACAAGTGGATCGATGGTGACGATGCCACAATTAACATATACGATAGATTCAAGTACCATGGCTTAACAAATACTGCAATAAGTCACGTTAAGCCTATGATTGAGGGTTGGCTCCTTGATTATGAGGATGCCTACTATAAAAGATGTGAGCAGGCAGTTGAAGGATACTCCCACCTTAAAAAGTCAACTCTCAATCACCGAATTAAAGTTTGTAAAGCAATGTTAGAAGACCTTGAAAGAATTAGGTCTGCAACTAAAGCAACTCGAAATGTAAAGGTTAAAAGACCTAAATCGGTTGACAAGCAAGTTGCTAAAGTGCAATACAAAAAAGAAGATAATGATTTTAAAATCGTATCTATTAATCCAATTCAAATACCTACAAAGGCAAGGTTATATGCATTCAATACTAAAAGTAAAATGATTATTGAATACGTTACTGAAAGTGTCAATGGATTTGAAATATCTGGTTCAACTATTAAGAATTTTTCAAAAGGTTTAAGTAGAACTATATGTCTACGTAAGCCACTTGATTTCTTACCGATTGTTTTACAGAAAACGCCAAAGCAAATAGATGTTGCTTGGCAAACTCTTAAAACAAAAACCAAAGTACCAAATGGTAGGATTAATAAAGATACTATATTATTAAGGGTTTTAGACAAATGAAAGTAGAAGAACAATTTCTGACAAAGTCTAAATTTACAAAGCTTATTGAAAGCACTGTGGCTGATATGAAGTTACCTTACATGGATGCAATATTACACGTATGTGATAAAAATGATATTGAACCAGAAGATGTAAGAAAGTTTATATCGCCAATAATTAAAGATAAGCTTGAAGCAGAGGCAATGGATTTAAACTTTCTACCAAAAAAGAATTCCATTGACTCGTCACTTTTTGAATAGTCGTATATATATTACTATACAAAAAATACTACAGTTAATATTTCAGTTAATAAGGAGACAATACTATGTCATTTGAAACATTAAAACGCAATCGCGGCACTAACATCAATAAAATCATAGAAGCAGCACAAGCATCTGGCGGAGGTGAACAAAAGTCCTATGTAGATGAAAGGATTTGGAAACCTACAGTAGATAAAGCCGGTAATGGTTATGCTGTCATTAGATTCCTACCGGGTAAAGATGGTTCAATACCATTTGTAAGATACTGGGATCACGGCTTCAAAGGTCCTACCGGTTTATGGTATATTGAAAACTCACTTACATCAATAGGTCAAACTGATCCAGTTGGTGAACTTAATTCAAAGCTTTGGAACTCTGGTATAGATGCCGATAAAGAAAAGGCAAGAGCTCAGAAAAGAAGATTACATTATGTGACTAATATATATGTAGTTCAAGATCCATCAGCACCTCAAAACGAAGGTAAGGTATTCTTATATAAATTTGGTAAGAAGATCTTCGATAAGATTATGGATAAAATGAATCCCGAATTTGCAGATGAAACTCCAATGGATGCATTTGATTTTTGGGAAGGTGCGGACTTTAAATTAAAGATAAGAAATGTTGAAGGTTATAGAAACTATGATAAGTCCGAGTTCTCTGTACCAGCGACCTTCCTTGAAGGTGATGAAGCTAAATTAGAAGGTGTATATAATCAACTACACGACATCACCGAGTTCACTAATCCAAAGAACTATAAGACATATGATGAACTTAAAACTAAGTTGATGAGAGTTCTTGGTGAAGATATGACTTCAATGGGGTCAATGGCTATTAAAGAAGAAGTCAAGATGAATGATCCAATTGCAGCAGTTGAACCAGTCACTGCCGAAGAAGTCAGTTCAGAAGATGAAGATACAATGTCTTATTTTGCTAAGTTAGCTAAGGAAGACGCTTAAGTCCCGGATGGATTTAATATCAGCTTACCGCTAATATCTCTAAAATCAATAGCGCCCGAGCTACCAACAGCAAGGGCGCTAGCATTACTTATATTTGTAGTCGTATTACCTGAATTGACTACGACCGATTCATTTCCACTAGTCATATTTTGTATTCTATCTGGATAATTTGATGGTGCAATTGCCGGTGCTGTTGATGGAGTGACATTTGTTTTTCCTAGCACAAAATTAATCTTTTCTACTTGTTTTACTAAGTCATCTGTTTTAAGTGTTGGGCTAAGTAAACCACCTTCACCTTCAGGTCCAAAATCTATTTTTCCACCACCAAAAAGTCCTGCTATCTTATTTAATATCCCTGGTTTTTTAAATTCTCCACCGTTTGCCATAGCATAAACTAAATTTCGTGTCATCGCTAAAGTTTCACCTAATACTAAAAAGGTCTTACCAAATTTTTCTACGTTTAAGTTATCAGCTATAGTGTTAAAAGAGTTCATGAATTTTATAAGGGATTTTGCTAATGTGTCCAGTTGATTACCGAGATCTTTTGGTATTTCTTGTAAAGGTTTCATAGCATCTACAAGATTTCGTATCATACTCTTTCGAGCAGTGGCTTGATCTTCTAAACCGGCAGCACCGAAAGTTATAAAATTTATAACTTTTTTAGCACCGTTTATCAAACCATCAATACCTTGAGCTGCAGTAAAACTAGTTATAGCTGCAAGTATTGCAGGACCTACTAACCCTAATCCTGCAATTCTTTTTAATAACTTGTCAGTCTCTTCTATATTGGTAAGCTCATTTAACCCTTCAGCCATATTTTTTAGTAAAACTTTCAGTGCAGTTCCATCAATACCAAATAGTGAAGCAAATTTTGTAACTCCACCTAAAGCAAGTAAAAAAGCGCCAATACCAGCACCAATGGCAGCGATACCAACTGCTACACCGCCAGCTATCGCAGCTCCACCGGGTATTGCACCAAATAATGCACCAGTTCCAAGCAATGCTCCTAAAGCTACAAATGATTCTGTGCTAAATGCGCCTAAACCTTCGGCTAAGTTTTGAAGTAATTTTTTTATATTTTCACCACCATCGCCATTTATCATTTGCATTAATTTATCTGAACCTGCTAATCCTAAAAGAAATCCACCTAGACCTATTCCAACAGCGGCTAGGCCTTTAGCAGTTTTTCCGGGAAATATGACACCTGCGGCTAATACTGTACCAAGAGCAACAAATGATTTTTTACTAAATGAGCCTAAACCTTCTGATAAATTAATTAATAAGTTTTTTATACCTTCACCAGCATCAGCTGATGCAAATCTTTTTATTATAGCTTCAGCACCAGCCAAACCTAGAAAGAAAGCACCAAGACCAACGCCAGCTGGCCCTAAAGCTGATAATATTTTTACAGCAGCTGAACCAATACCCGACGCTAACATACCTAATCCACCTAAAAAACCAAGTTTTTTCAATCCAGAAAACATTCCGCCGCCACCGCCAGATCCTTTATCTGTAACAGGTGCAACATTAGCAGTTTGTCGTGATGCTTTAGCTTCTCTACTATCTTCTAATTGTTGTCTTTTTAAATCTGCAAAGAACTTTCCAAACTGATTTTCTAAACCTGCAATACCGGTGTTGATGTCAACTGTTGTTTCGTTGTTAGCTTTTAATTGTTCAACAACATCGTTTAGAGTTTTTCTTGGTGCCATTTAACTACCCTCTTTGTGATTCTCTCATCTTCATTTCTTCTTCTTTAAGATAATCTACTAACATATTAACATATACGTCTCTTTCCCATGGTATTAATCCGTCTATCTCACTCAATGAATATTTATGATGTTGCATTAAATCAAAATTAGTTTTATAATGATTCTGCAACGATGTGTGAGATAGACTAACTATAAAAAACTTTGCAGTCCTTCCACTGTAATTGTATTATCTTCATTACACTTTTCACATTGAAAATTAATATTATGAGTGAGTTTTGGAATATTTTCAATATAATTTCTAATACTATTAAACTGTTGTTGAGTCATAGATTCTAGAAATTCTTGAAACTCGCTAAGTTGTACTTCTTTCATATCAATTCTATCATCGCCACTCATAACTGCAACAACTGACTCTTTAATCAATGAAAATATTTGATCTGTTGTGGTTGTTTGTTCACCAACTATATTCTCATTATTTGCCAATGATATAAAAGATGGATGCTTCATTTCTAATGCAATATCATCTGTAACTTTAATTTTATTTTGAACAGTTTTAACATTCATTTTAATATCATTTAAGTTAAAACTAACTTTATTTTCATGCTCACAACTATTACACTTCAATAATAAGTCTGTTATTTCACCTACTGATTTACACCTTAGTTGTAAAAATAGATATTCTATATCATATGAAGTAAGTGAGTCCACACTTACATCATCTAGTATACAAGATCTTACAGTATCCAAAACACCACTTGCAATTTGTTTTGGATCTTGTGATTCTAAAGCTATTAACATTATTTTTTCTTCTTTAACTAAAAAAGGTCTTACAGATATTTCTCTATTGTTTGAAGGTATTGTAATGTTATACTTTGGAACATTATTTAGTTTTGGCAATAAGCTCATTTATTCACTCCTATATTATATCAATTCCACCTAAAGGCGTATCAATATCCATGTTGATAAAGTTTTGGCCACCTCTGGCTCTCTTCCAGTTCGTATATGCAAATGTTACTTGTAATTGCACTAAGCCGTCAAGGTCATTATTTAATTCAATTGCACTAGTTGCTATTGGAAACGCCTCAATTAAGTTTACTGAATAAACACTTCCTCCACCTAATCCTGCATTAAATCTTATTGGACCTACTTGTTTGCTAAAACCTTTCAATGGTTGTCTTAACTGGTGTATCGTTACAGTTTTAGCATATTCATTTTTATAGTTGGACTCTTGTCCTTCTTCATCGAGTATTGTACTTCTCCAACTATCAAAATAATCTTTCACACCATAATCATTCATTAAGTAAAAGGTCATGGTCACATCATCAACTGCATAACCATAAGCTACCTTTTGAAACTCCATACCTATTCTTCTGTCATTAGTAAGTATTTGTTTACCCGGCATAGTAACGTTTGAGCATAGTATATTTAACTCTCTTGGACTTGCACCGCCACCCATACCGCTGAATGCTCCTATTATTCCTGATAGCAAGCCTCCTCCTACACCTACAGTAGGTAATGTAACTAAAAATTTATTTGGCCTAGCAAAACCTAGTTTAGTATTTACTAAAGCTTTAAGATCTTCAATAGTATTAGCCATTTATAGCCTTTCTAGAATCTTGATAAACTCTTCCTGCAGATGCTTTAGTCCATTGTGCTGTAGGTAGAAATGTTGCAATCTCCCATTCTGGTGCTGGTACTTCTGCAAATCTTGATCTAACGTGTGCAAGCAAATAGTGTTTTAAACAAGGTTTAAAATATCTCATATTTCGAGCACCACTTAATAATCTATATGTTAATCTAAACTTTGTAGTTTCATCATATTTTTTATTATTAGTTACATTTAATAATGCATCTAAAAACTTGGCTCTTAAAACTGGTGGAAGGTAATGTAGATTAAGTCCACGAAATCCACCATCAGCAGGTTCAATAGGTATTGTTAACGGAAATCTATCGTAATATGGTAACTTATCTTTATGTTTCGGATCATAAAAATACATGAACATAGAACCATAACTGTGTGATGCTCTACGATTTATTTCTTCTTCTCTCATCAATGCATCACGATTTATTCTTGTAAGTCTTTGTACTCTTCTTCTAAACCATTGACGTGATTCTTCTGTACGTGGATTGATGCCAGCACGAAAAGCTTCAAGTTCAAGTTTTTGAAAAAGATTACTCATAGTATGTTCCTTGTATACTCTTAATCTCTAACATATTAAAGTTTGGATCTTCAACAAAGAATGTCTCTTGTTGTGTATCTTTACCTTCAAACCTTACGTACGGTTTATCATAAAATCCTACAGATGCTTCTACATTTTTCTTAACTTTCGAATATATGTCCCATGGTAAATGAACACCAAAGTGTGGTACACACACTGCACCCATATCAACATCATGTCTTTCCCTATCAGATGATTTTTGTTTTCTCGG